TTCAGCCCCAGACGGGTTGAATTCCAGTAAAAAATTGTGGTCTTTTAGCTCTAAATAAGTCTGAGCAGAATTACGAGTAAAAGCAAAAGATATAGGCGTTAAGAAGTCTGTTGGAAACGTGACCGCCTTACTACCGGGTGTTATTGTGACAGCAGCTGTTTTCCTAAATACATTTAGCTGAACAGATTTTAGAATCCGCTCTTCTGTGTTCTTGATGAAGCTGTCAATAGTGGCATTGAAGCTTGTCTCGTCAACTTCAGTGTATGCTTTTATGTCAGCTGTAAGCGTTGTTAACGTATAACTCATGATATTGCTACCGTCACTGTGCCGATCTTACCCAGCATGCGTATGTTGTTTGGGTTTGGTTGTTCAACTGTGCGCACGCCGACAAAAATACTCATCGGTTCATTGCGGTCAGGCCTCGCATCACGTAACGCGATACCCTCGGTTATCTGTGTGAATGGCCCTAACTGCTCGTGTTTTGGCTCATATTCGTCTTTGCCAACGATAGATCCATTCCATTCTTTTCGCATATCTTTGTATTTATATCGAAAGCCAGATCGGTCCGATATAAAATATGCGTTTTTACCTGTTGCAAATTTAGGCATGTCATCTCCTAAATGGCGGTGTTATCGTGAAAGAAGCACGATCTCTATCTTCTTGACGAGCTCTTTCGAACTCCTCTTCATATACCGACTTCAATAATTGCACACGATCGGGTGCCCTTTTTATCGATATATAATACGCCAGACCTGCTGCTAAACACGGGTAAAAACGAAAAGGTATCTCTAAGGTATTGGTGTAGTCATCCGCGTCATCCATGCGCGTTAATACGTCAAAATGCAAGACATCTGTGCTGTTTTCCGGGGCAGGAAATATCTTCAAGGTAGGACTAATTGTCCTATCTAAGAAAAACTGCGTGGGTCTACCTACGCTAGTCTTAGTCGGTACCGACAAATATTCATCTCTACTAATACGATCCATAGAGAAATCAGTACCGTCCCTGCGCACTACCATAGATAAAATATCTATGACGTCTGTTCCCAAGGTGTAATCAATGTCGTTCGCAGTCAAAGCTTGCGTCTGCTGCGCAATAGTCCATTGATTAAGACCTCTGTTAGCCCATTCAGCTAACATAAGGTTTAGGGAGCGTTTTGCCGTTTTTAGGTCGTATCCTGTCTTGACCTCAAGACCACACCTTTCAAAAGCTTCTTCTATGTAGTCTGCGACATCTAGCTCAAAGTTTGTGCTAGATGATGTAGCCATTACGCCATCTTAGTTACTTTGTAACCCATTTCTCTGGCTTTTTTGCGTAAGTCTGCAACAGTCATGTTTCCTGACTTCGCTTTTTTGACTGTGCCTCCCTTTTTCATACCTTTCGCTTTTTTGACCGTACCGCCACCTGCCATACCCATAGGCTTCTTGGTCATACCACCTTTACGCATTTTCTTGATAGTGCTTTTATTTCCCGGCATTTTTGAGTCTCCGATAGTAATCAGTTCGTTTCTCGTATAAATTATCAAATACGTCATTATCGACGTATCCTTGATAATATCCTAGTTTAGCCAATTTTTCAGCGGCTTCGTGCAATTTTGACAGCCTTTGAACAAATATTAAAGCATAATTTACGTCTGTTTCTTGCTCAAAAACGCTTTCGTCATTTCCGTCATCATAATCGTCTTCAGGATGAAACCCCATCAGCCAGATATCTTTTGTATCATAATCGCCGTCAGCTACCTTATCATTGTGTAAATCTAGATAATCATGAAAGTTACTAGAGCTGGTGTAATTAAGATCAATTAAGATATGAAGCTCGAACCTGTCGTCGAAGTTATTGATGGAATCCTGTAAAGCTGTTGGCTTTTCAATAAAAGTGAAGCGTATTTTGTTGTCTTGCCACGCTTTTTTTGCATAAGGACAAGAAGGTAAGTCATTGAAGAAATCGCTAGGATGCTCTAATGTCTGCGTCCACGCATCGACTTCATCGATTATTTGTTGGCGAATACTGTACTCTTTTAGATCTACAACGCTCATGTGTATCGTGTTTTTTTACGCCGGTTAGACATTACCGCACCGCAACCTCGGTGGGTTTTTCGCACTTCACCGCCTTTGCCTAACTTCACCGTTGCTTTTGGTGTGTTTTTTACTACCGTTTTCCCCTTAGACTGTTGAGTCTTTTTCTTACGTGCTGTAGCAGCACGCTCACTCTTACTGAGACTTCTAGCTTTAGCCTCTGGTAAGCATCTATCAGGGCGCTTTTTGTTTTTTGAAGTGCCGCACGGGCCTTTGATACTACCATCTGTCCCTATCCTCACCCATTTTTGGTCGAGCCAATCTTTTAACTCGCCCATTGTTATTTGCCTTTACGTTTTCCACCCTTAGCTTTTTTTGCATAATTAGGGTCTTTACAATACTTCGAGGCCGCTAGATTAGCATAAGCTGACGGGTAGGTGTCGAATGTACGTTTTGCCCAAGCTTTTCCTTCTGGGCAAATCTTGCTTCCTTTACTTTTTGCGGAAACTTTACCGCCTTTACGGTAATAGGTTAAGCCACGCTTCATTTGTCACCATGCTTTGCAAGACCAATATCTTGCCGTGAATTTATCTTTCGCCGTATCGCACTTGTGTCTGGCACGGAAATTTTTTCTGCGCCCGGGCTGATCTTTTTTGATGCTCATGTTCGGGTCACCGTATCGGATTAGTTTTACTTCATCACCCTTCTTTGCAAGCACCGCGCTTTTTTTGCTTTTTCCCGGCGTTCTTTTCGGTTTGTTATAACCCGCAAAAGTTTCCCCTCGGTACGATAATCTACCCGATGGAAGTCTTTTTACGTTTTTTGTCGTCGCCACTACGTATACCTCATGCTAGTTCAAAAAATTTAGTCACGAAGGGCCTGAAAGCCATCAGACCTCTCGTGACATAATCTTATACTAAACTAGTATATAGAATACTCAATCTCCAATGTAGCCCGGAAAGCTGTAAGCGCCGTATCACACGTAGAACCTGCACACATGTAAAGATTCTTGCTGGCTATCGCTGCGCTAATGTTTGGCTCGAATACGTGGAAATTTCCGGCTGTATCATCTAAATCGATGTCAACCTCTGTCACAGCGTCTGTTGCCGAGATGCGCGGATTAAACGATGCTACACCCGCTCCAACAATCTCTGTACCAGAAGAAATCGCAGTGTTTGTAGCTGTTCCAGAAGTCGCACTTAACTGTAAATTAGCTAGTGAATTGGCATCTGATGCCGCTGCAGTAGTGATACCCAGCACAACCTTGTGAATGAAAAACTTTGTTCCAGTAACCAAAGTGTCTGGAAAATCAGTATTTAGTTCGCCTAACTCGACGAGCACGTCATTGTCTGCATATGTCGTAGATGCAGCGTTGGTATCAGCAAGACTGACAGCAAAAGTTTGAATTTTGCGTGAGCCTAATGAAATCAACTGACACGTTGAGTTGATTGAAAAACCAGTCTGAGTGAACGCCCCAGTAGAGGTATTTTTTTTGAGTACGTTGAATCCACCCTCTGAACGGACTGGACCCGAAAAAGTAGTATTAGCCATGTTATTCTCCTGTCGTGGCAAATGTCGACCGCACCATGCGGTCGTCAGGGAACTACATTATAGCTCACTTTGACTTAGATATAAGTCCTATTTTTCATTGGGTCTATGTTATCCATTAGCTTTCCTTAGTAAAGTTAGCTACCCAATGCTGTTTGTCTTCGTTGTAATGCTTATTACCACTATAGATATATCCTTGTAGTTTATTTTGGGCGATAGCATCATCAATTTCAGACTCTGTTCCTGTTATTACTAGTAAATATGTAGTCATGTTAAACCTCCACCACTGATATTTTATCAACGTGTATTGTTGTTGTGCCAAATGTTAATATATTTAATCGCATGTAAAAACCACCAACAACATCCAATGTGCTATTATTTATGCTTATTGATGGTATTTCAAAATCTGAGAAATAATTATACACAGCCTGAAAGCGTGTTGTGCTTTGCGATGTGTGATTAAAATAACCAAATTCACAATCTACACCAAATACCCCATCACCACTATACTTCATTCTAATAACTATTTTGTCATTTGATATTGTTGGTGAATTGCTGCCAGTAACTTCGCCATATTCAGAACAGTAAGTAGTAAAACCACTGTTGAAGTTATTGACGTTAGATTGTAAAAAGTTTTCTGAAGAAGAACTAGCAGGCAGCCCATCACTTGGATTATTACTTTCAGCCCAACCAAACACAAACGAATACGTGTTCGTGACAGGAACACTCAATGTTGCGCTTACCTCGTTGCCATCATCTGCGGTTAAGACATTGGCGTTTGATTCGCCTGTGTAATCATTTGGGTAAGAATCAGTTTCTTGGTCCACAAGAGCATAGCTTGGTGGTAGCTCATTAAAATTAGCTGGAAAATCCGACCATTGCGTAGGTACTGAATCACCCGCAATAACCTGCCTCAAGCCAGATAAAGATGTTCCAAGATTGATTTGCATGTTAAGTTTGAGTTTCCTTAGTAAAGTTAGCTACCCATTCTTGTCTGCCTTCGCTGTAGTGCTTGTTGTTGCCATATGTCCAGCCATCTTGTATTTTGCTGGCAATAACATCCTCAATTTCAGCTTCTGTTTGTGTTAATACGATTGCATGTTCAGTCATGTTAAACCTCTACCACTGCTATTTTGTCTATATGTAAAGTAGTCGTACCAGTAGTTACGACATTAAATCTAAGGTAAAAACCACGCCTGCTATCCAATGTACTGCTATCTCTACTAAATGAACTGATTGTGTAATCAGCAAATGATTCTGTAGTATTAAAAGTTTGTGTACTTTGACTGATATGATTCAAATATCCAGTCTCTGCATTTACTTGGAAAGGCGCATCACCACTATGCTTCATTCTGATAACTATCGAATCATTAGATATTGTAGGCGTATTACTTGATGTAATCTCGCCATATGGTGTGAAATTTGCGCTGTCAAATATAAAAGAACTATTATTAATATTGCTTTGATTAAAATAGTTGCCATTTTCTGTTGTTGGATAATTAGCAGAGCCTGTACCTTCAACCCATGCAGCTAGAATCCAATTTGTGTTAAAATCAACTACAGTAATGGTAGCGCTCACCTCGTTACCATCATCTGCGGTCAAAACATTGGCGTTAGATTCTGCCGTGTAGTCATTAAAATACTCATCAGTTTCTTGGTCTACAAGAACATAGCTTGGTGGTAGCTCATTAGAATTAGCTGGAAAATCACCCCATTGTGTAGGTACTGAATCACCAGCAATAACCTGTCTCAAGCCAGATAATGATGTTCCAAGATTAATTTGCATGACTGCTCCTTCTTAGAACAATGCGTGTATATTTGTAGCTGAAGTACCTGTTGCGTATATTTTTCTTACTTGAATAGGAAGTATAGAACCAGCAAGGACACCTTCCAAAGTAACAGTAGAGCCGTCAGCCATATCTACTTTTAAGTCGCCTGC